ACAGAAGCGAAGTCTGGCTAGTCAGCAAAAGATGAACTTAATGCTAGAAGAGAGAAGTATTGGGAATGGCTATCAGAAATTAGCCATCCCTAAAGGCATTCAATTGCAGTCCAATCAGTCAATTACCTTTGATAAGGCTGGAGGGAATTCGTCTCTAGCTAGCGTGAGATTTCAAACAAGGAAAGAAGTGGTTCGCTACCAACTATATCTAGGAAATGGAAAGATTAAACGTATTCAAGAAGCAAAAAATTAAGGCG